AGCATATGTTTGACCTAGATGAAGATGAAGGTCGTTCAACTATCCATATGTTTGAGATAGTTTGCCCGAAGTGCAACTTGGTTTATCCAAAACGCACTGGTTGTCAAGAGTGTAACTGACGCGGTGCCCGCCCGACGGGCGAGGCGGGACACCGCTCCAAATATAAACTATAAAGGAGACTATAATGAATGAAGTACAAGTAACAGGTTATATCAAGAATGTTCAGGAGCGAGGCGCTGGTAACTATAAGGTTATCACTGCTAATCTCAGCCAGCGTAATGAAGAAGGCAAGTGTGTCTTTACAATGCCGTTGGTGTTTACTAACTCTGATACCAAGAATGCATTGGCTAATGTATCTTGGATTGATGGAGTATCACAAGTCGTGACTCTAACTGGCAAGTTGGTTACACGCTTTGACCGCCGACCAGGTATTGATAATGCCGAACGTCGTGCACCTTATACACAGATTGAAGTTGTATCTGTAAATTAATAAATGTAGGCAGGGCTGCTACTACCTGCGGCAGCCCTGCCTCTTACAAAGGAGACCAAATAAAATGATGACCGTATTTGCAACAAGACGTTGCCCAGTTTGTTATAAGACTGGCACAGTAATGGTAGATGAAACTGAACTGTTCACATATCTCAGAGGTGAGTTTGTTCAGACTGCATTCAAGACTTTATCTGTTCCTTTGCGTGAGCAAATAATCAGCGGAATGCATCCAGACTGCTGGGTATCTGTATTCGGAGAAGACCGAGAGGAAACATACAATGACTAGCAAATACTTTGAAGCCGAGTGCACTAAATGTGGCTGGGCATTAGTAGTTCCAGTTGATGATAGAAATAATGAAGGTTATTACCTATGCCAGACCTGTGCGTTTGCCAAGATGGGCGTTTAATATGTGGCTATTGCAAGACAATGGCAAACTAATAGGTTACGCATATCAATGCCCTAAATGTGAATACAAAACACTAAACGAACAGCAATACTACTGTCCCACCTGCACTATACAACTAGATGAAGTTAGAATAGGAGACTAAAATGAGTAAGAAAGAAAAAGAACCACTATCAATAATGCAGAAGCGAACCAAAGCATATGGCATAGCACTCAGAGTGCTAGCCAGAAAAAGACCAGAAGAATTCAGGGCTATTTATGCTAGAGTTCTTGAAGAAGAATATGGTTTGAAAACAGGACACGCCAATGATGTGATAGAGAAATACCTATGAGCCTACTCAAAGAACTACAGGATATTAACAAGTGGCTAGATGAAATCATATGGGAGGTAAACAAGTTCAATGAAACCATTGAAGACCTATCAGCCAGATATGCAGACCGCTATTCAGATAGTCAAAAATCATAGGGATACAGCAGACTACTGGGTTAAATACTTCTATAGTAAATCTTGGGAAGAATCAGAACGCCAGTGGATTACAGTTCGTAATATACTTGACCGCATACTAGAAGAACTAGGAGAGGAAAATGTATGAAGTTGTCTTTCCGCACATCTCAACAGCAGTCACCTGGCTATACCTCATTGCAATTGGCTATTGCCTATACAGATGGAGTACTAAATGAAGCGCAAGTTAGCAGGGCTATTCAGTTGGGCATTGACTCTATCGTCAGTGCTATTTCCAAGTCAGTCGTATGCAATAGCAGTAGCCGACAGGTTCAAGCACAGGGACGAGAACAAGCCCTTAACAAAGAAGGAGATACGCTGGACAAAGTCATTGAGCAAATCCTATGCGAAGGCTCTCATCTCAGCACAGTATGAGACGTGGGGTCATTCAGAATACCGAGCATTACTAAAACTCTGGGGCAAAGAATCAGCGTGGGACCACACTGCAGATAATCCACACTCATCTGCATTTGGTATTCCACAGATACTAGGTATGGCACCTACTACGCCAGCCCCCGAACAAATTGCACGGGGGCTGGCTTACATCCAGCATCGGTATGGCAAACCATCAGTTGCTTGGGCTCATTGGCGCAAGCATAAATGGTATTAGAATTCTTGTTATCTCGCTCCTGCGGCTATGTCTGCTTGGAGTCGGCACTGACAAGACTCGCAACTGCTTATCATTCTTGATACTTTCTCGTGATAAGACAGTCGTTTAGGTGGGTTGTTCCGCTACCTGCGAACACGGAACACTAACAAAACAAAGGAGACAGCAATGGCAAGACAAGGTAAAGGAATAAAAGTAAATGTTCCTAGATTAAAAGTAATTGAGGCTCTTGAAAAGAGTCTTAATAAACTAGAAACAGATTATCAAATAGGAAAGAAACTAGATGCTGACTATGAAAAACAAAAGTCAGACTGGCATAAGAAAGTTCTTAAACTTACTTTGCCTCTAATTAATAAAGCAGAGTACTGCAATATAACTACTAGATACAATGGCACTATTAGCGTAGACTTTAATCTACCTGCTAGCAGCCTTACATTACCTGAAGAACCTAAGTTTGAGGGTAAAGAACAGATGGCAGAATGGCAGTATGAACAACAGAAAGAAGAAATGGAAAGCGCAATAAGACTTCTTCGTATGTGCGAAGATGAAACTGTAAACACAGCGACTTATTCATCCATAAGTCAGTACCTATAAAGGAGACAATATGACCACAGCAACAGCAGTTAAACCCAAGAATATGTCTAACTGGGTGAAGTCAGGCACAGCAGTAACAGCCACTTCAGCCAGCGATGTAGCCAGACAAGCAGGTCTTGACTGGTCAGTATCACTACACAATATGACCGCTTCTTATTTAATCCCAGGCACTGAGCAATCAACTTTGCTTGAGGTTACTAACAAAGTAGCAGTCGTTAAGACAACACCCTTCGGCGATACACGAGTCATTGGTGTTGTTGGCAATCGCTATCAACCATTTCAGAATGGCGAGATATTCTCAGCACTTGATTCCCTGATTGATTCGGGCGACGCTAGATATGCAGCCGCTGGTGAGTATGACAATGGCGCAAAGGTATGGATGCTACTGCAATTACCTAATGAGATTACTGTAGCCAATGACCCACACGCTGCATTCATCTTGGCTAAGACCAGCCACGATGGCAGCAGTTCAGTCATCATCAAGCCAATCATTGAGCGTTTGTATTGCGCTAATCAGATTAATAAAATCTATCGCAACAAGAATGCTTTTACATATACTCTCAAGCATACCGCTAATAGCAAATTAGAAGTATCTGAGATTAGTCATATCTTAAAGTTATCTTATGAAAACATTGAGGCATATGAGCGTATTGCTAACACGCTATCCGAGCGTGAAGTTACCCGTGAACACGCCTTAAATTATTTCAAGAAGGTATTTCCATTACCATCCACAATAGAAGATAAGCCATTGGCTTTGCTATCTGTTGGGGAGAAGTCGCAGTTGGCTCGTGCCAATACAGCACGGCATACTGCGATGAATATCTACAGCAACAGTGAGACACAGGAGAATATCCGTGGCACAGAGTTCGGTTTGTGGCAGGCTGTTGTTGAGTATGCTGACCACGGCAAGAAAGATAAAGGCACAATCTCTGGTATCAGGGCTATGTCTGGTGGTTCAGATAACCTGAAACTCAGAGCACTAGAACTACTAACAGTATAAGGAGACAACAATGGAATACCTATACACAGCAGAAGATGGCAGTACAGTTAAGTACACAGATGAGATGATTAAAAATGTCATCAAAGATGTTCAGTATTACAAAGACCAAAGACAAGGTTATCTAGACCGCTATCACAAGGCACGTGTGGCAGTCTATGACTTCTTCAATGAACGCTATGATTCAGGTAGTGATGAGATTACCTGTACAGTTGATGATGTAAATGAATTGCTTGAGACTATTGGTGCAGACAAACTAAGGCGTATGTATACAGTCACTGGCAGAATTGAATTCACAGTAACTGATATTGAGGCAGACTCAGAGGATGATGCCAGAGACCAAGTAGAAAACAATCTAACTGTAGAGTTTGACGGCAACATTGTTGATGACTACAACATTGAAGTCAATGATATAGAGCAACAGTAATGTTAGGTTATAACACTAAAGACATTATGGAGATGGCTTACGGAGTAGAATCAGCAATGATGCTAATTAATGCTGATGAAAACCCAGCCATCATTAGGTTTTTAGATAACACTAAAGACTTACTAGCAGGCTTACTGGCAGAAGGTTATTTAAACTAATGCCAAAGATTGCAGACCACACGTATGTGGAGGCACTGCCATCTGGTAAATGTATGGTAGGCAAACACAGTGAATGCACAGGTACTGCGGTCATCAGTATCCACGCACTCAGGAGACGTTGTGCTTGCCAATGCCACGCCGAATCAAAGTGAGCAGATAACCGCCTTTCTATCTGCTACACTTTGCCTACTGAAATGGGCTGGGTTTTGATTAGTCTCCTTTCTCAGCCCATTTCTTTTACAAGGAGACAAGGAATTTTATGAGACAAGAAATAGAACGAGACCGATATGGTCGTCCGTTAATTATTCCCAAAACGGGAGGGAAACCAGTCGCTTATACACGGGCTACTACTATTGCTAATAGCCTTGACGACCCAGCAGCATTGACTGCTTGGAAGATGCGAATGGCAGCCATTGGTCTGACGGTGCGTAGTGATTTGCTACTAGCAATTAGCGCAGCACAAGAAGATAAGATGGCTATTAATAGATACATTGAAGATGCTATGGAAGTTGCAGGCGCTAGCCGTGCAGCAACTATTGGCACAGCACTGCATTCATTTGCAGAAAAAATAGATTTGGGACAGGACTTTGGACCTATCCCAGAAGAATGGGCTGGAGATATACGAGCCTATGAACAAGCAACTAAACAACTAAATAAAATCTTTATAGAACAGTTCTGCGTACTAGACAAGTTCAAGATTGCTGGTACACCAGACAGAGTTGTTGAATATAAAGGTGAAAGATTCATTGCAGATATTAAGACGGGTCGCATTGACCATCCTAATAACATTGCTATTCAGTTAGCAATCTATGCACACGGCTCCCCGTATGAGATTGCTACGGGTCGCCGTGGCAGTTGGGGTGATGTCAATAAAGACAAAGCCATCATCATTCACTTGCCAGCAGGAACTGGTCTATGCAAATTAGTTTGGGTAGACATAGCAGAGGGCTGGAAGGGAGTACAATTTGCAATGAAAGTCAGACAGTGGCGGGACAAGAAAGGTCTTGCTACACCATTCCAGGAACAGGAGACAATCAGTGGCTAGCACTGAAGCACCAATCAGTATCACAGTAAAATCAGCAGCAGGTTCACTCATTACAGTTCGTGCAGAACACGGAGATGAACTAGACCAGTTAGTAGCAACAGCACTTGATGCAATCAAGTCAGCAGTAACAGAACTTGAAGCAGCAGCCAAAGGCGTAGCACCAACAGCACAGCCAATGGCACCAGCGCAAGTAGCAGCAGCACTTGGCGCATCTATCATTGACAATACACCAGCAGATAACGGAGGCTGGGGCGGACCATCACTCGGTGGCAAGAATTGTCCACACGGAAAGATGACTGCAATTCAGGGCACAGGTAAAGACGGAAAGACCTACCGTGGCTACTTCTGTCCAGCACCAAAGGGTGCATTTGATAAGTGTAAGAATCAGTATGTTCGTGCTGGTTCCGCAGAGTGGAACACATTCGTCGCTGACCAAGTGAAGTAATGCGTACACTTAAACGCAGCATTAGCAAAGCAGAGGTGGGCGGAGAACCATTACCGCCCGCCTTTGCGGCATTTGAACGAGCAGGAATTATCCTGCGCCGTGCAGAAATCACGATGGTTGCAGGCACTCCAGGTGCAGGCAAGTCATCAGTTGCACTGGCAATCGCAGCCAAATCCAAAGTACCTACGCTGTACTTCAGCGCAGATACCAATGCTCACACAATGGCAATGCGTCTTGTTGCAATGTCAGGTCGTATGACACAGACAGCAGCAGAGCAGTTGCTCAAGCGTGAGCCCAATCAAGCAGAAGAAATCCTTACCCTGAACAATCATTTGTTCTGGTCCTTTGAGTCAACACCCACTCTAAAAGATTTAGACGACGAGGTATCAGCATTTGAAACTGTGTGGGGTAGGAGTCCAACGCTTATTGTGGTAGACAACCTTATGGATATTGCGATGGATGGTCACGAAGAATTCCAAGGTATGCGTGCAGCAATGAAGGAACTTAAGTATCTTGCAAGAGATACTAACGCAGCCGTGCTAGTTCTGCACCATACCAAGGAAGGCTTTGAAGGTTATCCTTGCCAGCCACGGTCAGCCATTCAGGGTCTAGTCAATCAGATTCCAGCAATGGTATTGACTATAGGACAGATGAAGCAGGGTGATGAGACCTATCTCTGCGTAGCCCCAGTCAAGAACAGATACGGGCGGGCAGACCAGACAGGTAATAACTATGTCAGCCTGGCTTTCAATCCAGACAGTATGTATCTAGATGATGTTCAAGTTAAATATATGCAGGAGCAAATGTATGGAAACTAAGATATGGG